TGCAATAGACGCATTTAATGCGTTAGTCCCGTTTAAGTAGTGGTTTATCGCCGCTTGTGTAACCCCGATTAAGCCGGCAATTTTTGCTTGCGATAAACCCAGCTCCTTTTTTTTATCATTGAAAAGTTGCTTTAGAAGCTTGCACTCTTCTTTCTCAATATCTGAAATTTCGCGCTTTTTCATAAAAAAACCTCTTTTAAATAATATTACTGGAAGTTTTATATAAAACATAATTACCGCCCGTATTGCATTTAAAATTACGGGCGGTTATAATTTGGGCATAGGAGGTATTTATGACGAGAACCACATTGCTGGAATATGTAAGTAAAAATGGGCAAGTAAAAACAGCGGCGCTGCTTGGCGTTACGCAGTCCGCAATATGTAAAGCTCTGAAATATAAACGTGAAATTTATATTGAGGAGAAAGATGGGAGGGTAACTTCTTATGAGGTCAAAAAGTTCCCTTCAGATTGAATACCCATTTACCTGTTTAGCCATCTTTCAGATGTTAATTGAATATAAACGAATTGAAGCGGAAGTCATCCGCAATTTATCAGAAAGGAAAGCAAATGAAGCAGTACATTGGAGCAAAAGAAGTGCAGGCAACGCCGATGAATCGCGGCGATTACAACGCATTGCGCGGCTGGCAGGTGCCGGAAAACGAAAATCCCGCCGACGACGGTTACTTGGTCGTTTATCCGAACGGCGAGCCAAACATCAAGGAATTTAACGGCTACGTTTCATGGTCGCCAAAGAAACAGTTTGAGGAAGCCTATCGGGTTTCAGAAACGTTCAAAGACCGTCTGATAATCGAATATGCGCAACTCGAAGAGCGATTGGGGAAACTGCGCGGATTCATTCAGTCAGAGCAATTCCAAAGCCTTGCCGAAGAAGACCGTAATTTGTTGGTCGAGCAGGAAAAGGCGATGGATTCATACCTCGCCATTTTGAATACGCGCATCATCATGTCTGTCTATGGATGATGTATCACAAGACTAAAAAAGAAAAGCCCGCACGAGGCGGGCAATTCCCCTGAATTGCGAGGAAACGATTCAGGTAAGACGAGAGATGATTATGAACCAAAAACAAACGCAATGCAAGAAGATTGTCGAGTATATCCGCGTAAACGGACACATCACATCGTACGAAGCTTACGAAAAGCTGGAAGTTACCCAGCTTGCCGCACGAATCACGGACTTGGAAAGTCTTGGATTTGAATTTAACAAACCGCGTTACAAGGTCGGCAACTGTAAAAATCCGGTCGCCCATTACTCAATAGCCAGGTCAGGAATTGAACCATGAATGAATTTATCCCAAACAGTTTTCAGATTGCAAACTCGGTTATCGATGAATACCTGTCGCAGATGAGCGGGAACGCCCTTAAATGCTACATCTTGATTGTCAGAAAAACAAGGGGCTGGCAGAAAACACATGACAGCCTATCAATTTCGCAGATTCAAAAAGCGACCGGAATCAAGTCAGAGGAAACGGTCGAGAAAGCTATTAACGAACTGGTCGAATTAGGGCTGATTGGCAAGCAAAGCAGAGTCGGATTGCCGAACGTATATTTTTTAATTTCAGACCCCAAAAAAGGGGGAACACCACCCCCAAAAAATGGGGTACCCCAAAAAAATGGGGTACCCCAAAAAAATGGGGGAACACCACCCCAAAAAAATAGGGTAGGACCACCCCTAAAAAATGGGGGTCACATAAATACAAAATACAAAAAACAAATATCTACTAACGTAGATATTAATACAGCGCGCGAGGAAACAGCGAAAAAACCGACCAAACACGAAGCCGATTTGGCACTGTTGGCAGAACATGGAATTGCCGGGCAAATCGCTGAAGACTTTTTGACAATCCGCAAAGCAAAACGGCAGCCGCTGACAGAAACGGCTATGCGCCTGATTGCATCGGACGCGGAGAAATGCGGGATGACGGCGGCGCAAGCGGTGGAATACGCCATCGGCAACGGCTGGGGCAGTTTCAGGGCTGAATGGCTGAAAAACAAAACATTCGGCAGGTCTGTAAATCGTGGCGGTCTGACGCACATCCAAACCGCCGATGTCATGGACGGCAGAAAGTACGGCGACGCGCCGACGACTGATTTTTAGGGGATTTGGAAATGGCTTTGAAAAGCGCATCTGATTTTTTGAAAAGCTACGGCGGAGTAAAAACCGAACAACGGCAATGCGCCGAACATGGCGAATACACGTCAAAAAGCATTTTCCGCGGCGTGTGGACCGGCTGCCCTGTCTGCCAAAAGCTGAAAGCGGCGGACGAGATGGCGGCATACGCGGAAACGCTGCGCCGAGAAGCGAAACGCGACGAACTGTCAAAACGAATCGGGCGATCAGGCATTGCAGAACGGTTTAAAAATTGCCGAATTGAAAATTATGCCGTCGATGACTCGGTACCGGGAATGGCAAGGGCAAAAGCCGCCGCCGCCGACTATGCGGAAAACTTCGAGGACGTTTTGCAGACCGGGCGGAACATGATTTTTTCGGGTAAGCGCGGTACGGGGAAAAACCATCTCGCTTGCGGCATTGCCCACAAAATCATCGGCGACGGGAAAAGCGCGATTGTGATCACGGTAGGCGATATGTTGCAGACGGTCAAAGACAGCTTTAACGGCGGCAGCGAGAAAGAGGCGGTCAGCGTGTTTGTAAAACCTGATTTGCTGGTGCTGGATGAATTTGGGGCGGGGAATCTGTCTGAAACGGATGGTCGGATTTTGTTTTCGGTCATCAACGGGCGATATGAGCGGCTTATGCCGACGCTGGTTTTAACCAATCTATCCCCCGAAGAATTTCGGCAGAACGTTGACGCGCGCATTAGAGACAGGCTGCGTGATGGCGGCGGGAAATTAATACCGTTTGACTGGGGCAGTTATCGTGCGTAAGTCATGTTACCACTGCCTGCACGCAGATTTTAAAGCTGAATCAAACAGCACTATGCGCGGGTTTGCGAAATGCGCAAAGGCGCGAAATACAGAGGAGCGGGCGAAGTATTACTTCGGAGGCTACGAGTGCGACAAAGGTAAATTTGAAGCCGCGCCGGCGGCAACGATGGTGAAGCGTAGAAGTGAATTTGAAAAATGGAGAACGAAAAAATGATGAAAGTGTGTAGCAGATGCGGGGAAGAAAAGCCGTTGGATGGGTTCGCATATTTGCAAAAACTGCGTGTAGATGGTACGCGCGGGAGGATGGCGGAATGTAAGGCCTGCAAGTGCGAGAGGGTTAAAGCTTGCTACCGAGCTAAAAAAGCAAAATTGGCAGAGCTTGAGATTAAGCGGACTGAAGAAAAAGTCAAGACAGCGTTGTCAATGCGCGAAGCCGCGCAAATGGCAAATCAGGCATTCCCGCTTTTAAGCCCTGCGTATTGGAACACAGGCGCAGCAAAACGAGTTTACGAAGAATTGGGGTTGAAATGGCAGTTTTAAGTTTACCCTATCCCATCAGTACAAATCGATATTGGCGGACGTTCCGTAACCGTCAAATCGTTAGTAAAGAAGCGGTGGCATACAAGGCACGGGTTGCCGCCATCGCCGCTGAAAACGGCATCAAGCCGACCGGTAAGGCGGTAAGCCTGACAGTCCAGCTAATCCCAAAGGCGAACAAAG